AAACTTTGCTCGCAGCTTTGCTGCATCTTCATGCTTCATTAGTCAAGCTCCTTTCGTGCTGATTGCACATACGAATTAAGCCAAGGCAGTGAGGTCAATCTGCGATCGTGTAAAGCTTGCACGAGAAGGTCACGTCCGCCTGTTGCAAAGCGCGTGCTGACGTAAGGCTCTTTGACGACAAGTTGCACGAAATCAACAAAAAGGCCATTTAAGATGCTATAAACACTATCGTTTGCCCCCATTTGTAGCGATTCCATAAATACTTTTTTGTAACTGTCCCGGACCTTTTCTTCGATTTCTGAGGGCGCATTTTCTTTTACCCAATGCACAAAAGCCTTATCGTCAGTAATGACAAAGTCAACATCACGAGTAATCAAACTGATCTTAGCCACCTCTTGATTGTTCACAAACGCCTTTGTCATATCACAGCCAACGTTGAGCAACTCATCCTTAGCTAATCTGCGCAGCTCCTCGGTTGCCTCTTTTATGGCATCTTTTAAATGGGTCAAAGCTGCAAGTTCAATCGCGATTTCTTTTAGGTTCATCGACTTGACCTGTCAACTGGATGCTTACGCCCTGCCACGCGACCGCGTACAAAGCCACTTTCGTGACCGTAATGATGACCAATGAAATATCCGCAAGTAAAAATACCCACGGCACATAAGAAAATAAATAGATCCGTGTATTGCTGTATGAAGCTAAACATCTGTGTCCCTTTGTCTGGTGGTTAGTTGGAGCCAGACAAGTAAAGACTACATCTGACCTGCGACAAACAGAGCTCGCGACACGCCTTCTTCAATGCTGATTTTGGGTGTATAGCCCAGATTGTGCAGGAGTGTCGGATTCCCAACCCGGTATGCCACGCCTTTTGGCGCGTCTTGCAAGGCAGATATTACTGGTGAGTAACCTGCTTGCTCTGCCATCATCCGAGCAAGATCGCCAAAGCTGGTGGCAACACCAGTGCAAAGGTTAACTGTGACGCTCAGGCGATGCCTTGCAAAGAGCAAACTAGCCTCAACCACGTCTCCAATATGTACCCAATCACGCACTGTATGTACAGATCCCCAAACAACAAATGGATCTTGTCTTTGATGTGCTCGCTGGATGAGCGACGGAAATGGATAATCCAAGGCTTGATCTGCTGCATAACCACTAAACGGTCGCACCACCAAGACTGTCAAGCCTTGTTGTCTTAAATAATCACAAAGCATCTCACCAGTCAGCTTTGCCCAACCGTAACTTAGATCCGGACTTTCTATCTTTTGTAAGTCTATGTCCGACTCCGACAGCCACCTCTTTTGTTTGCCATCTTGGAGCTCGACTGGGTAGGCAGCCGAGCTGCTGAAATAAATTATCTGACTTGGCTTTGTGCGTAGTGCCCATGATGCCATCTCCGCATCAATCGATAGATCCACAGCCAAGGCCAATGGATTGCCCTCGATCAATGCTCTGCCACCTACGACTGCCGCCAAGTGCACTACCAAGTCATAATGACTGTCGTTATGTCTGAAAAAGTCGCGTGCATCCCTGCCCTCCATAATGTCTATAAGGGTCAGATTGTGACCCTCTAAAGCTCTTACAAAGTGGCGGCCAACAAATCCGCGATGACCTGTGATAAGTATTTTTGTCATCTTAAGATTGCTACGAGATCGGCATACTCTTGGCTGTTTATGTATTCTTCAAAAATCTGGCGGTCATGCTCATAGATCTCTGGCGCATTGACTCTGGCATAGTTGGCGTCCATCTCCGACTTGCGAGCCACTGGATGTAAATGCTCAATGATGACCTCTGGGCAGTAAAACAGGCCATTGATGTCTTGGCCAAGCTGTCGCCAAAAGTTATCTAGGTATAGATGCTTGAATCTCGGTGGAACCATGCCACCTAAGTGTTCCACAATCTGACGATTCATTAGACAAGCTGTTGGTAGGTTTTGTCCTTGCAAAAGATCGTTGCCATAGGCAATACCGTTTTTGCCATGTGGTATGGCAAGCTCTAGTTTGTAGTCCCAGTAGGCAGTCTTTGGTAGGTGATCATCCCCTAGAAAAGCAAAGTATTCATAGCGATCATAGATTGAGTCATCCATAAGCATCTCAACACCCATATTGAGTGGCGCAGCCATGCCCGGTGTTATGTTATCGACAACCAAAAATCCGTAGTCGTATGCCTCAGCGTTGTTTTCGTAATTCTTGCGTTCCCAGTCATACTCATCGAGGATGACCCAAAGATCGCTTTTCGCCTGCGTTGTCTTAAAAGATTCAGCTAACCTTTTGACGTTTTCTGGTCGGCCTCTTGACGGTACTACAATTGCAGTTTTCATTTGTGTCCCTTTTGTCGTGCTCTTTGAGGTGTTCAAAAAGCATCTTCCGTACCTCGCGCAAATCACCCAATACCTCATCGGCAAAGCCATTTGATACTGGCCGTGAGTTGCGCTCAGCCTTGGCTGCAAAGATAGCTGCTACACCCGACACGGTTGCACCAGCTATCACACCTAGCTGTATAAGAAAACTATCCACGTCCCAGCGGATCCTTTGGATTTAGATAGCGCAAGATTGGTGGCAAAACTGCTGCCAAAGCTGCACTACTCAGCCCTTTGGCTGTTACGTCCCCTGTTGCGAGATAGTACGCGATCGCTGCTGCTACTGCTGTCCGCGCCCACGATGCTGTCACCTGTTTGGCTGTCTTGATCTGTTTGTTGTATTTCTTGGTTGCCATCATCAAGTCCTAACGTTCTAATTAGATTGCGCACTTGCGCAGCGTTCATAACAACCTCAAAGTGCATTTCGTCTTTGCGGTTTTTGTAATCGCCACCCCATCTTAGCCCATATTTGCGGCATAAACGGCGAATTGTCTTACTTTGCTCATCTGTAAATGTATTTTCTGCGCCTAGTGGATGCTTGGTAGCATTTAGATCAATAGCTGTACCAGAGGCGTGATTGGATAACGTGGTTGCGCCACGCACATCGCGATAGGCATAGCCCCACTCATCCCATTGTCCTTCGTCTATTGCTTCGACTTGGTTGTGAAAATCCGTAGCAAAGGCAATCAATAATGGCGCGACAGGTTTGGCAACCTTTAACTTGCGACTAGTGCCAATGATGCGCTTGGTAACAATGTCAATTTCGTCCGGATCCTTGGAGGCAGGCCAGCCGTTTTGGCTTGTCGGCATTATCTTTATAGATTGTTCTAAAGACCTAGAGCTTTTAAGTCGTCTGCCGTAAGTCCAAGTGCTGCTAGTTTAGCCTCGGCTGCTGCTTTCTTCGCTGCCTTGTCTAATTCTGCTTGCGCTTCATCGGCTTTTATTTGTTCAATGGCCACATCTATTTCGGCTTGCGTAGGTGCTTTACCTTCAAGAATTAACCAATTTACTGTTTGATAATCAGCATCGTTAAATGTGTATTCAGCATTTGGGCGAAGTGATTGAATTGCCCAATCCAAATAAACCGAATTTGAAAATTGCACTTTATGCTCCAATCTCGAAAGCGGTGATTGTTTGATTAAAACTGCTGTTTCCTATGCTTACGCTAGTAGTGCCGCCAGGCGTTGTTCTCTTTGCTTGGAATTTGTAAGTTGTAGAAGATGTGGTCGCTGGGCTGTCGATGTAATGGAATGCAAAAGCCTGTAAATGTTCGCGACCATTGCCGCCAGTGCCAGAAGATGCGTTTGTTATAATTCGATTATCCGTTGCTATGGCGCTTGCTCCTCGCATTAATTGATGAGATACTGTCGGCAAAGCATCGTCATAAAAGCTTATTGAAGCAAAAACATTTGATGAATAAAGAATCATAATCTTTGAGGTTGCTGATGTAGGTGTGATGGTCAAGGTGATGTTTGTAATATCAGCATAACTAGTGGTCGTAATGCTTGTTGCGGTTGTCGTTGTTGCTGTTACTACCTGTAAAATCTTACCGCCACCAGCAGGCGCAGCCCACTTTAATCCAAGACTTTCAGACGAGTCGGCTGTGAGAACTGTGTTGTTCGCGCCGATGGGGATACGAGCGTCAAGTGTGCTAAAACCATATAGATCGCCTTTGGTAGTTAACGGTGATCCGCCGCCTGCATCAGTGTTGAAAAATATCGCTGCACTTGCCGATATAAAGTAAAGCGTTCCTGCGTCATACTGTGATAATGCCAGCGTTGCGCTTGTATTAACGGTTGCTGTGCCTGCTGTCACCGTGACAACACCAGCTCCGCGATTCTGTATGACAAGGGTATCACCAGCATCGAAGATGCCGCTGTTGACTGTGCAAGTGACAGATCCGCTGGTGTTGAACTCAACGCGCGTGCCACGATCACCAACGACCAAAGTATGTGCGGCGGTCTTTACGCTCACAGTTTGATTGAAATCGTTCGAGTTCAATGCATTGACCTGAGCTGCTGTGAGAACTTGGCCAGTGGTAAAAGTTTGCTTTGCCATCAATGCTCCTTAATATGCCAACGAATCTTCATCAAGTAGGCCATCTACCGATGAGTCTAGCAAAAAACCAGACGCAAATGGTTGCGCCGTGGTGAAGGTGGTGAAAAATGAGTTTGGTGTGATGTCATAACCAACACCAGTGATGATCGTATTGCTAGTGACTGTGCCGCCCTCTAGCGTTTGTATGACCGTGATAGGTGAAAACACGTCAAGATCTAAGGCTGCCTCGACTCTTGCGCTGTCGCTGCCATCTTTTGCATCGATTGTCAACGACTCCATACGCAGATCATTGCCAACTTCTTTTCGGCTGGCGATGACCATCTGGGCTTGGCTCAGGGCATCGGCGTCGGTCTCGGCAATGGATGACCGATTGCGACTATGAGTAAAGAAGGTCGAGATGCTGCTGGCATCGCTGTCTGTCTGAGCTGTGCCCCCAGTGCGCGTCACGGTGCATTGATTGACAAGGCCAAAATCTGACAGGTCAAATGACACTCTTTGGTATTTAACTGTGCCTGCTGCCCCTGTATCGCTAAACGTTGTTGGAGCGCCACCTGACAAAGTTATGATGTCGTTGCGACTCAAAAACTTTGCATATCCTTGTTGATTGATAAAAAACGCTCCAAGCTCTGTGGCCTCAACTACTTGGCAAGCACTCAGAGTGCTGCGTGAGCCACCTGCATCCGCTTGCACCGTTGTCGTTGCAGTCGTTGATATATCTCGCATGCCACCCGGCCAATCACCTGCGTCAAGCAAAGAGGTGATGCGTTCGGCTGTTGTCTGGCCTGCACTGCCACCTGAGACTGTTGTGATTGCTGCAAGGTTAAGCAGCTGAAAGCCATCAACGCATGTTAGATCAACGTAGGCAGGGTCAAACCCTGTCGGACTGGTGTACTTCCAACTTTGGATATACATCGCACCCAGAGCGTATGTTGTGCTGTTAAAAACACCGTCAAAGATAATCTTGCGCATGGGTAAGATCTTGCCAAAGAGACTGCCTGATGAGTTTGCTGGATTGAATAAACCTGTTTGATCTACCAATCTAACCGTTGCTGTGCCAGCTGTGAA